TTTGATGTTGATATAAACAGCGGAAACATACGAATACTTGCAACTCCTGCCAGTACTAACTCCACAACATTCCTTGTTCGTGGAGCGGAGATGTCTGCTGTAGTATAAGTGCAATTGAACTTTAGGGGAAAGGGAACCTAAATGGCAAACGACAAGGATTTCAAAGCCAAGAACCGAGTAACGGCTTTAGCGTTCCACGAGAAGGTGACGGCTTTAACCTCCGCTTCTGGAGCGATGACAGCCGACTTGTCCACTGCTTCAGTCTTTACGTCTACGTTAACCGAGGACACATTAGTGACTTTGTCTAATGCTCCGGCTTCTGGGTCACGCGGCTACGCAACCTTTGTGCTGAAAGCAGACAGTGGAACGCATAGGATATACTTCGACAAAGCTGTTAACTACGACACTGAAATTTACGACATAACCACCGCTCAGTGGGTTATCACCCTCCAGACATCGGATGGTGGAAGTAATTATTCCGGCGCGTATGCCGTTCAGGGGGCCGCGTAATGTCTAATACAAAAGATTTTAAGGTCGCAGACATTGTACAGGTGTCAGGGCAAACAACTCTGAAAACAGGTACAACCTCCACCTCTCAAGATAATTACCGGGTAATTGACCTAGACAACGAGGCGGTTTCCTCCACAATTGCAGGCCTTAGTACTCCAAATAACATCTTTTTTAAAGCAGATGGCTTGCAGGTTTTTCTTCTGGACGGGGGGGCCAGCGACAATGTCGAGAGGTTGTCATTATCCACGGCGTGGGACGTTACAAGCACTCTAACTCCAGTAGACAGTTTTTCTGTGTCTACTCAAACGGCTAGCCCAACATGGGTGCAGCTTTCCGACACGGGGAGGCATATGTTTGTTTTGTCCACGGGTGAAGACACGGTGTATGAGTATGACGTTGATCCAGCGTATGACATTTCTGCGGCAACATTCACTCAGTCCCAGTCCTTTGTTCCCGGTGGCGGTGGAGGGTTCACCTCTTTCGCGTTTAACGATGACGGTACTAAAATCTTCTTCACAGAGGGAACCAACACTACGATGTCCTTCTACACCCTAAGTACTCCGTATGACATCTCTAGCGTGGGTGCGGAAAGTACGCAGGCAATTTCTGGAGCGACTGGAAACGGGCAAATAAGTTTTGCAGACAACGGCTCTCTGATGCTGTGGCTTGATATAACAAACGACAACCTCCTGCTTTTCACTTTGTCTACGGCGTATGATCTCAGCACCGCAACGCTGAAGGAGACCAAGACTAACATTGATACAGATTTGCGCTCTCCTGTGTTCGGAGACTCTGGAAACAATGTGATTTTTGTAAATAGAATTGATGATAATCTGTACGCTTATGATGCCGAAGTAGATGTGTTGTCTGTAGACTTGTCTACAGGAAATTACTTTGAAGTAGACACTTCCGGCTACGAAGAGCTTTCTTTTACAAATCCTCCTGCCTCCCAGACGTTCCAAGTACTCCAGAAGGGTGGAACGGGTTTTGGGTTGGATGTCGGTGCGACAGCGAACTTTACGTCCGGCACTTCCGCTATCCCCTACTATAAAGATACCGGGACGTTTGAGTTTACTCTCACACCTGACGGCAGACATGCACTTAGTTTTGAAAACAATCAAGTCCGCTTGATGGAGTTGGATAAGCCCTTTGATTTAAGGGCAATGTCTTTAGTTAACTATGTTACCACGCCGAGTTTTGCCTCGAAGAGTCGGTATCTTAGAAATGACGGCAGGTATGCTTACGCCACGCAAGCATCCTCCCTCTATCAGTACGAGATAGACCCTCCGTTTACGGGAACGATCACGGAAGAAAACGTGGCTACGGGTCTGGTTAATGCAGAAAGGCTTTGGTTCAAACCGGATGGAACTAGGTTTTTCTTGACGGGTCCAGTTGACAATTCGACCATATCTACGTTTGACCTCTCCACCGCTTGGGATATCTCTACTGCTTCAAACGCATCAAAGAACTTAACTTTAGCGACGGATGTTACCAACATCGGGTTTATTCTGTCGGATGATGGCACACACCTGTACTACGGGACGGATCTTATCCCGGATAGAATATACAACTACGTTCTTACAACCCCTTGGGATGTTACATCAGCCGCACTTGTTGGCTCTATAGACCTTCCATCTGGAATCGGAACGAATTGGGACATAGCGGGGATGTATCCGTCCGAAAATAAATTTGTCTTAACAGATGGCACTGTAGTAGATACTTTTTACCAATCTCTTTTTGAGTTCTACACTAGCGGAGTTACCTACTATGCCCCAGTGTATCAGGACACGGTTAACTTTACGGGGGGCGCTGCGCCTACATACAACGAGGACAGCAACAGTAAGTTGATTACCTTCTCGACTAATGACGGCGGCGCTACTTACTATGCGGGGTACTCTGATGTCTAACTTCAAGATAAAGCACGGCTTACAGGCTAAATCCCTTGGTCAGGGAGCAGTAAGTGTTTCAGGAACAGACGTAGATTTAAATCTTGGAACTTACTTTTCCAAGACAATAAGCGGAGCGACTACGTTAACATTTAGTAACCCTCCCCCTTCAGGGTTTGGGCAAGCGTTTCAACTTGAAATTACTGGGGATGGTAGCGCCATAACGTGGCCGACCTCGATTGACTGGGACCGCGCCACAACTCCCCCCGTTACGGCGAGCGGGAAGGTGGATGTCTTTAATTTCCTGACGGTAGACAATGGCACTTCTTACATTGGTAAGAAGACAATAGAGGGGGCTTCTTAATGTCTCTTGCAGCAACCCTTTTTAACTCAAACACTACATTCGGGCCGGGGATAGAGGTCTTAGGTTTTATAGCTGAGTCTGGAAGTAGTAGTGCTAATATTACAGAGTCCTTTACTAATGGGTCATTGCCAAGGACACTGCAGGAAAATGATCTTGCAGTTGCAATAATGGTTAATACCGATCTTACAGCTAATGCTGGAGAATCGGACATGGTTGTAGAAAGCTCTGCCGCTGCGGGGGACTATACAGGCTCGACATACGCGAGTTCTGAGAATACTGCGACTACAGATCGGTGTCAGGTTAAGCTGTTCTACAAGTTTATGGGGTCAACACCCGATACTCAGGTGTATGTCCCTCTTGTTTATAGCGGCGACACTGACGGAAAGAACAGTGTAATTGTGTACTTTTTAAGGAACGTCGATACATCAACTCCTTTTGATGTCACAACTACTACTGCCACTGCAAACAACGTAGGTACGATAACTACTCCGTCTTTGACGATAACCACTCAAGGATCGGTGGTTATTCAAACAGGGAACGCGGGAGGCAACAGTATGGACGGGTTGTCTATGGACAACTTTGGTACATCGACAAGCGTCCCCGTTGGTTTTTACACGCAAAGCGTTGCCTCTGGAGCAGAAGACCTATCCAGTATAGCAGTTGTAAACTACGACAAATCGGGGACACCTGCCCTCCCTGTTTTCCGTGAGTCCACCACAAGCGGTGCGCTTGTTGCGATGTCGATGGCACTACGCCCTGCAAATCCGCCGATTTACTAAGTGTGAAAACTTAGTGTATACTATGCTTAGAGGAACAAGAGATGCCACTATCAAAGTTACAGTTTAGACCCGGCGTAAACAGAGAAATGACTTCGTATGCTAACGAAGGCGGTTGGTTCGACTGTGACATGGTGCGTTTCAGAGACGGCATGCCTGAGAAGATTGGCGGGTGGACTAAGCTCGGTTCCAATTCGTTTCTAGGGGCTTGCCGTGCCTTGCATTCTTGGAGAACGGTCAACCTGAACAACTATCTCGGTGTTGGGACTAATATTAAATACTACATCGAAGAGGGAGAAGGTTACTTTGACATAACCCCTATCCGTTCTATCACTCCTGTTTCCAGAAATGTTGCAGTGTCTATATATGGCGCATCTGCAACGGGTGAAGTGGGAGAAGTCTCCACCCCTATGGCGAATGTTTCGGTAACCTTGACCGGGGTTACGGCGTTTAGCCAAATCAATTATGTCGATGCGCAGAGCGAAGGTGGGGATATTGTTTACCTAACAGGGACTTCTGCTACTGGAGAAGTTGGGGGCGGGACTTTCATTAATACGTTGCCTGTAGAAGTTACTGGCTTGGAGGCGACGACTGCAGTTGGCGGTGTAAATGTTGTTACGACAGCAGTAGATTTTGACAGTGAGATTATATTTTCTGCTACGGATGGTTCCTCTACAATCTCTGTGAACGACATAGAACACGGCGCGGTAACAGGGGACTTTGTAACCTTTACAGATGCCATCGGTTTGGGCGGGAATATAACCGCTGAAATCCTGAACCAAGAGTATCAAATCGCTTTAGTTGTGGATGAGGACAACTACACGATTGTCGCCAGAACGGTGGCTAGTGTAAGCTCCATAACGGTTGACGGAACATACACGCCTAGTCCTGTTGTAGCCAATGCGTCAGACACGGGAGAAGGTGGCGGGTCTACTATTGGAGCCTACCAAATAAATGTGGGTGTTGATACTAGCATTTCAGGCAACGGTTGGGGCGCTGGAGCTTGGGGCCGAGGAACGTGGGGTTCTGGCGCTGATATTAACGCTGAGGCGGATACCTTGCGGGTATGGTCGCATGATAACTTCGGTGAAGACTTGATCTTCAACGTGTCCAACGGCCCAGTGTACTATTGGGATGCTTCTGCCACTAATCCGAAAACAAAACGTGGAGTGCCTTTGTCCAGTTTAGCTGGGGCTAGTAACGTGCCAACTGTGGCGACCCAAGTCATGGTGTCAGATCGGGATCGGCATGTTATCGCGTTTGGCGCAAACCCTTTAGGAAGTTCTGTACAAGACCCTCTTCTTATACGGTTTTCAGATCAGCAGAATGTAGCGGAATGGACTCCTACTACTACAAACACAGCGGGTGATCTGACTGTAGGTGTGGGTTCAAAGATTGTATGTGCAGTAGAGACTCGACAGCAAACCTTGGTATTTACAGACGCTTCTCTTCATGGGATGCAGTTTCTAGGCCCACCATTTACGTTTGGCCTAAACCTTTTGTCCGACAACATCTCTATTGCAGGCATCAATGCCACTGCCAGCGCACAAGACCGGGTCTTCTGGATGGGTCGGAATGAGTTCTTTGTGTTCGACGGTACGGTGCGAAAGCTACCCTGCAGCGTGAAGGACTATGTGTTTAGCGACTTTAACGAGTCTCAATCGGATAAAGTGTATTGCTCTACCAATACTTCTTTTAGTGAAGTCTGGTGGTTCTACCCATCCAGCTCTAGTCAAAACGTAGATCGGTACGTTTCTTACAACTACGACCTTAACTTGTGGACATACGGTACTTTATCTCGAACTGCTTGGACTGACGTTGGCATCATCCAAAATCCAATTGCTGCGGGAACGGACGGTTACTTGTATTATCACGAAGACGGCTTTGATGATGGAAGTACCAACCCAGCTAGTGCTTTGACCGCGTACATCGAGTCTTCTCAAGTCGATCTCGGTGACGGGAACGAGTTTAGTTTTGTATCTAGATTGATACCCGACATTACATTTAGGGACAGTACGGCTGCTAGTCCAACCGCCATCTTTACATTGAAGGCACGGAACTTTCCCGGCGGTCAGTACTTACAAGAAGACGACAGCTCTGTGATCAAGACCGCGTCAGTGCCTGTGGAGCAGTTTACTCAGCAAAACTTTGTGCGGCTTAGGGGTCGATCTATAGCTTTGCGCGTTGAGTCAGACACCACAGGAGTTGGTTGGAGACTAGGAGCGCCAAGAATTGATGTTAGGCAGGATGGGAGAAGGTAATGTCTGATCGTCTAGTTCCAGTACCGTTTTTCCCACTTCCACCGCAGGAGTATAATCAGCAATATTTTTCGGAAGTTGTGAGAGCAATATCGTTTTACTTTGAGCAGAACGCAAACCCCGGTGAAGGACGCAACACGTTTTCCGTCTTTACTGGGTTGCAGACCAACGATGTTGGTTTAGAGGCGGGGGCTATCTTTAACTATGGTGGTTATGTTAAGATCACTCAACTGAACTCGACACACCCGTCTGGCACTGAAGCAGTAGCTCAGGTAGGCGTTGTCACTGTAACGGACTTATAGGTGCATAGATGGCGTTAACTTTACAGCAGCAGATTGCTCAACAGAGAGCAATTCAAAGTCAACGTAAGGCTGACGTAAAGAAATTTACGCAAGATTACTGGGCTTCTATGCGTGATGCACGACGAGACCCCCAATACGAGAAGGGTACTTTTCAAGCGGCGTTCGCTGTTCGTGACCAGTACAAAGATGACCCACGAGGGCTGTTTGATATAGTCCGACGCGGAGCATTGGACCCGGTCATGCGGCAAGCAGAAATGACGCGCAGACAACTAGCTCGTCAGGTTATGCCGGATCGTCAAAGCATACGGAACACTTTAAGGGGTGAGGGGCAGTATGAGGGAGACCTTTCCTACGCCTTGAGGAAGCCGACTAGCGTTCAAGACATTGCGAGTAAACACGGTATGAGCGTTGAGCAGCTTGTCGCTATGAATCCAAGGTTCGCAGGGAAGCAAAACGTATTGGCTGGAGACGTTGTTAGGGTAACTGGAGAAGGCAGAAGCTTCGAGGATGCCGCATTAGCCGAGCAGATGCGCTATGATGCGAGCAATGTAGATAGCGAAGTTGAGTCTCTAGCAGAGATGCGCGGGTTGTTTGACGAACGAAAAAATCTTAGAGGTCGAGTGCAGAGCGAAAGAGCGAAAAAAGTTTTGGAGGGCGCACCCTTAACTGGTGATCCAAAGGCAAGAAAAAGAATTCAAAATCTTAATTCCCAACTTCGTGATATAGACGCTTCAGATTATAGGGGTATCGCTGCTCTAGGTGGTGGTAGTCTTCGTCGTGGGGGGGTTGGACGCCTTATGAATGATCGTTACGACGACAAGGCGAAGATGGTTCAAGCCGCACTAGACCCCAGAACAGCGGAAGAACTTCGGCAGCTCTCTCAGGCAGGCCCAACCATGCCACCTATGGATGGTCCTCAATCTGGTTCTATGGTCCCAACCATGCCACCTATGGATGGTCCTCAAGCCGGACCTAGGTTCCCAACCATGGCTCCTATGGATATGCCACCCGGTCTGGGAGGTTTCCTGCAGGCTCGCCAACAGTTGCAGAGTTACGGTATGCTGCCTCCGCCGCCTAGTCCTTACCCTCAACAAGTAAGTTCATATGCACAATATCAACCGCAGTTTAACCAACAATATCAACCGCAGTTTAACCAACAATATCAACCGCAGTTCAACCAACAATACCAGCCACAGTTCAACCAACAATACCAGCCACAGAACTCGTTTCCGTTCCAACCGCAGATGCAGGGCGGGAAAGGCTCAAGTACTGTTGGCTCTCAATTCGTAGGATTTTAAATATGCCAGAACCAGATTACGGCGTAAGTCTATCAGCACCAACAACATCAATAAACCCAAAACCAAAGACATCATCGGCGTCAGTGCCAAAAGAAAAGAGCTTTTTTGAGAAGCTCAAGGATAGTGTCACTGGACCCCCAACGGCAGCGGCTCAGGCTGCAGCAGATGCGTTCCATGCAAACGTGGGCAACAGTGATGATGGCCCTTCAGCCATGCCGGGCGGGATAGCTTCACTAAGCGGTGCCACAGCAGATGCTGACATGTATGCCGAGAACCTAAAGCGTTACAACGATTACATAAATAGCCAAAGGCAACCTGCTCCGACAGAGATAACTCCAGAGATGCGCCAAGCCGCACTCAGTCAGTTTGAATCGCAGCAGGGTGCGGGTCAGGTGCCGTACTACATGGCTGCGGCTCGCAACCGATATCCTCAATACGGTCAAAATGAAAGGTATGAGCCGTACGGATCACGATACGGCCAAGGGTATGGGCAGCAATACGGTCAGCAATACGGATCACCATACGGTCAACAATACGGATCACCATACGGTCAGCAATACGGCCAAGGATACGCAGCTCCAAACATGAGTCCAGCGTTTATGCATGCTTCGCAGAACTACGATATTCTCGGTGGTTCACAACGTCTTGCACCACGACCTATGGAAATGATGAGTTCGTCGGAGCGCACTCAGATTAATGATATGTCCCAAGCCATGGCAGATCAACAAATGGCAGATCAACAAAATGCAAACCCAGTGTTCAGCGATGCAACGGGAAACGAATTGATGGCAGCATTGCGTGGTAAAGGCGGTGGTAAAGGCGCGTCTCAGAATGCCCCTCAATCGTATGGCCCTCAGTACGGCTCACCGTCCGGCCAAGGGCAGGCTCCTCTTGGTGCGATCCTTGCGAGTCGGTTCGGTGGTTTCGGCTTCTAGATGATCCAACAAAAGGGATAACCATAGTGCTTTGTGTGCTGGCCTTTGTGGGGTACGGGCATACGTTTATACAAGGGGGAGGTAACAGGCTTTACAAAGCCTGTTACTACGACTGTGGAACACCGGGCGGTAAAAACTCCCAGTTGTACGACAGGAGGTATGTTGTCAGCTATAATTCCTATTGCCCCAAAAGGTTTACAGATACATGATTGATCCTATCTCAGCCCTTTCAATCGCAGCCTCTGCTGTATCTAGTGCCAAGACCTTGTTGGCGGCTGGCCGCGATGCGTCAGGCGCATTGAGTAAATTTGCTGGGGCTGTCAGTGACGTAAACTACGCGGCTGAAAAGGCTAAGAATCCAAGCATATTCGCTTCACTCACCGGGTCTGCCGAGCAGGCTGCAATAGATGCTTTCTCTGCGCAGAAGCGCCTGCAAGCTATGAAGAAAGAAATTGAAACAATTATTATGTTTCAGCACGGCCCCAAAGGTTTGGAAGAATACAAGGACACGCTTCGTAAGATCAGAGCGCAGCGCAAGAAGACTGCGTATCGCAAGGCTGAAATCAAGGAGGCTATAATCATGTGGGTTGTCGGCGGGATAATCGTGATGGCGGGTGTCGCTGGACTTGCCGTAGTTTTGTATTTGTTAGGTAAACAACAGGGGAAGTGGTGATGGCACAAACAGTTTTAGATGATTGGAAAATTCTGCCACGTTTGATGATGTTGGTTACGACGATCATGTATATACGTTGCTTGGAGTGGGCGATGTCGCAACCTGACTTGTCTGTTAGTCAGGCTGGATTGATTTCAGTTGTAACAGGGGCTTTCACGGGAGCCTTCGGTATCTGGATGGGCAAAGAGTCTACGACCACGGTAACTCCAAACAAGATCGTCCACAAAGAAAGTTATGACAAATGATTACATTACTAGGAAGTTTGCTTGGTTTCGGTACGTCCTTTCTGCCGGAGGTTCTTAATTTCTTTCGAGCGGGTCAAGAACACAAGCATGGTCTTGAGCGCATGAAGTTAGAGATGGATATGATGGCTCGGCGCAATGAGCTGAAGCTGGATATTCTGGACAAGCAGGCTGAGATAAAAGAGACGGAGGGGTTGTATAAACATGATAGCATGGATGCTGGAGGTTTTATCAACGCATTACGAGGTAGCGTCCGGCCTGTCATCACTTATGTTTTTTTTGGCCTTTTCGTTGCCATCAAGGTGACGGCTATAATCGCTCTGATGGGACAAGGGAACGATCTTGGAAGGTCTCTTTCTTTGATTTGGGATGATGCTACATCTGGTTTGTTTGCTGCCATAATATCGTTTTGGTTTGGTGGCCGCGCTGTATCAAAGTACATGAAAGGTGGTATGAAATGACTTTTAAACTATCACAACGGAGCCTTGACCGAATGGAAGGCGTAGACGAGCGTTTAGTTGCCGTTGCAAAAGCAGCTATAGGCCATACAAAAACAGATTTTGGTGTGATCTGTGGGCTAAGAACCATTGAAGAACAGCGTGAACTCGTAGCCAAAGGTGCCTCGAAGACGATGAAGTCCAAACACATTGATGGCAACGCTCTTGACCTCATGGCCTTTATTGGTTCGCGTGGATCGTGGGAGTTGAATCTGTACGATGACCTTGCGGATGCTGTAAAGCAGGGGGCTATCGATGTTGGGGTTGCTGTACGGTGGGGTGCCGCTTGGCATATTGACGATATCCGGGACTGGGATGGCACGATGGAAGAGGCCATGAACGCCTATGTAGACTTGCGCCGTAGCCAAGGAAAACGTCCGTTTATCGATGGTCCGCACTTTGAGTTGATGGATTAAAATTTTCGTGTTAAAGTTCTATTGAACTTCTGGAGATAGTCATGGTCTTACCGCTGTTATTAGGAATGGGTCTGCCAGCATTAGCGGGTTCTGGTGCGTTAGCTGGAACATTCGCAGCGGGTCTGGGGGCGCTATCAACCCCTGTTTTAGCTGGGCTGGGCGCTGGGCTTGGCTCTTTCATTCAGACAGGTGACCTTGGTAAGGGCATTCAGACAGGTCTTACATCCTTTGTTGGGGGCAAACTGCTTGGAGGTTTAACAAACTCCACAGCACCTGCCGCTGTAGGTGGAGCGCCAAAAGCATCTTTCCTAGAGGCAGCAACAGCTCCAAGCCCGTCTGTACTGGATTTAGCAAAAACGCCTTCACCAATGTTTGCAAACATGTTTGGCGCAGAAGCTGCTAAGGGTGGATTGGGTCAAGCCTTCACTGCAGGGGCCGCTGCATTTACACCTGCCATGTTGGGGCAATCGATGACAAGCGCCCAGTTGGCGCAGCAAGAAGCGGAAGATAGAGCAAAAAAGAAGGAGGAGTCCAAGAATCCTGTTCCCATGCTCAATCCTTTGATAACTACCCAAAATCAAGACCCATTCGCTTCTGGCGGTGGAGAGGGTATGTACTTCCAATACGCCAGAAACCCAAGGCCTATGGAATCAATCCAATATCCATACTACTATGCAGATGGTGGCATAATGGCCTTTCGAGAAGGTGGAGAGACCGAAGCAGATCAGATGATGGCACAGAGCGGCATGAACGAGAAAGATGTTATCGTCGGTGCCGTAGAAGCGATTAAAGGAATGTCTGAGCAGCCAGAGATTGTTCTGGCACTATTTGTTCAGAAGTACGGCGAGGAAGCACTACGCGACCTTGTCGGACGAGTGCAGTCGGGAGAGCTAGATGACACTATCACTCGTTTTGAAGAAGGTGACAAGGGGATGGTGCGTGGACCGGGAGATGGTTCAGGTGTTGACGATATGGTCCCTGCGACACTTGAAGGGGAGCAAGATGTACTCTTGTCTGATGGGGAATTTGTCTTGAGGAAGAACACAACTGATGCACTTGAGAAAGCGTATGGTGGTGGGTTCCTTGATATTGTTAACCGTGCTGAAGAGGCAGCTCCTGAGAAACTCCAACAAATGGTGGGATAATTGAGAGTAAGCTTGGTGCCTCCAGAGGCAGTAAGACATGTATGGAAGGACGTTGAGAAGGTACTAAAGAAGAGCGTAGCCACAGCAAAAGACAAGTCGGAAACGATTGACGTCCTAGTTGGAATACTTAATGGCACTTACGTTCTTTGGGTTGTAATGGATGAAGATGACAGCATCGTAGCTGCATTCACCACAAGACTTATAGTATATCCTCAGCGGAAAGCATTGGTCTTAGATTTTGTAGGCGGAACGCGCATGAAGGAATGGAATGATCAGTTGATCGACACTATGCGTAAATATGCTAATGAGTTAGGATGTAGTCACTTAGAAGGCTACGGCAGGAAGGCTTGGGGTAGGTCGTTGAAGAAATACGGTTTCTATCCTGAGTACATAGCGTACCGAATGGAGTTGTAAGATGGGTAAAAGTAGTGCGCAGGCACCGGGTGATACGACTCAACGCCAGACTAATCTACCTGAGTACGCTGATCCGTACTTCCGCAGGTTGCTTCAGGGTGCCGAGGACACGCTTGCTCCGTTTCAGGATGACCTAAGTAGTCCAATATATGATGACGCTGGAAATATTACTGGGTTTGGTCAGAAGTCTACCTACCAACCCTATTCTGGCGAGCGCCTAACATCATCCTCAGATTACGGCGACATTCAAGCGTCTCGTGCCATGACGCGAGGTATTGCTCAGTCTGGTATACAGGGTATGCCGGAAGCCATGGACGCACAGCGCGAGGCCATGGACCTATCTCGCTTCGGTGTCGGACTGCAAGATGAAGCCGCCAACGCACAACGATTAGGTATGGCAGAAGCTATTACAGGTGCTGGGTATACTGAAGATAGCATCAACCGCCTTCGCGACATTGGACAGTACGCACCGGGGACGTTCTCTTCTTTTGACCCAACACAATTCGGGGGTTTTCAGTCTTCTGATTTCGATCCTTATTCTCGTTTCCGCCAAGCCAACTACAACGAATACGACTTTCAGCAACCAGATATGTTTACTGGTCAAGCGGTTCAAAACTACATGTCTCCGTATATGCAGAATGTTGTTGATGTTCAGAAGCAGCAAGCGCAGTTAGACTTTGATCGCCAACAAGCAGGGCGCGATGCTTCGGCGGTGCAAGCTGGTGCCTTCGGTGGATCACGGCAAGCAGTCGGAGACTATCTGGCACAGGAAGGCCTTAGCCGTCAGATGGGTGACATTCAAGCTTCAGGACAGCAACAAGCTTACCAGCAAGCGGCTACTCAATTCGGCGCGGATCGTGCGGCTCAGATGGACATGGAGCGTCTGCGTGGCTCTGAGTTGGCCCGTATACAAGCAGGTCGTGCAGGTGAGCTTGGTAGGGTGCAGACTGGTGAGGCCACTGATTTGGCTAGAATACAAGCAGGCCGTGCCGCTGAGGCTGGTAGGGTTCAACAAGGGCAATACTCAGACCTATCTCGCATGGACGCATTGAGAGCATCAGAATTGGCTCGTATACAGCAGGCAATGGAACAATCTCGCCAGTTCGGCGCAGGTCAGTCCCTTGCAGCAGAGCAGGCCGCTATGTCTGGAGCGGGGCAACTAAGTACTATAGGCCAAGGTATTGGTGGCTTAGGTATGAACATTGGTAGGACTGGCCTGAATTACGGTCAGTTGGCATCAAACATAGGCGCATTTGGTCAGAACCTTGCAGGGTTGGGCCAGCAACAACGTGCCGCTGATATTCAGGGCGCACAGCTACTTGAGACTATCGGTCGTGATATCCGTGCAGAGGATCAAGCGCGTCTCGACATGTCCTACGAAGACTTCGCCCGTCAACGAGATTATCCGATGCAGCAATATCAGCGGATGGCGAGCATCTTACAAGGTGTTCCAGTGACGCCGAATGTAGAGGAACAGCGGATGGTTTCTTATAATCCTCTGCAACAGGCACTAGGTGCAGGTATTTCGGGGCTTGGTCTTTATAAGGGTCTGACATCATGAACATAATCGACATCCAAGACGATCTAAAGAACCTGCCGGAGCAAGCTCTGATGCAGGAGATGCAGCAGCCCACTGGCAGCGCACCACAGTTTCTTGTCTTGGGTGAGTTGAAGCGCCGCAAGCAGATGCGCGATGACTACAATCGCCAGCAGAACTCTGATATGAAGACTGTCGCTGAAGAGGTAGTGACTGCAGCGGGAGCGCCACAAGAGGGCATCATGCAGATGGCTCGTTCGTTGAATCCCAATACCAACATGGCGCAGGACACAGGTCTGGCCCAAGCTGCACCTGTAACTCCGACACAAGCACCACAACCACAGGCACCTCAGATGATGTCGGGCGGTGGCATTCTGCGGATGGCTAGGGGTGGACGATTTGGGACAGATATTTTGTACAATTACAAAACTTTCCTACAAGAAAATAATCTAAACGATACACCTTATGCACAAGATATGTTTGCCCGTTTAAAAGAAACGATGGACAATAAGTACGCCACCGAAGGGCCAAATAACAATCCAAGAATATACGACAACGCAATAGGCTTTGAAAGAAGCCCAGAAGGACTAGGTTCAGTTAGCTCTGACGTATCTGATTTCATGCCTAACTCTGGTGAGTTTACTCGCCCTGAATCATCACTTTCGCCTCAAATTCTGAATGAGCTTTCAGTAGAACCAGACGCAGAATTTATTAGGCAGACTTCACCTGCTGAACCAATGTCTATTTTAGATCAGTTGCGTAGCAGTGTGTACTCGAACAACCCGCTTGAAAATGCCTTGGCTGGTACGGGTCTTGACTCTAATGTTATCGGAACTTCGGTCATTGATCCTATTATGAATAGAATTGACGAAGCCGTTTCCCGTGAGGGTATGCCGTCTCAAACGGCGGCGGACATTGCCAACGAAATGGCTCTGCGCAATCGTGAGATGGCATCTGAAAACGCAGGTAGATTGACTGTTGAAGAACTTTTGGCACCTGCTCCTGAAGCATATGACGCAACAGACAAAAGACCTAGGGCGCAAGGTATTGCATCGTTCGGAATGTTTGATCCTCTTGTGGATCGGATTAACGAAATTCGTTCCGAGGACGCTGCAAGAAACGCAGCGGCTGAAGCTGGCGATTTAAGTGCCTTTTTGGGTGTAGGCTCAGAAGCAGTGGATCGAGACCGTGAGTTAGACCCTACGCCAAGTTCCACAAGTGGAGGTGCCGATAAACCCGAGAGCGTCATAGCAGCAGATACAAGTATTGATTATAGCAATCTACCAATAGCTACACTTAATAGACTTGCAGATGAAGGAGATGATTCCGCTATAAATCAACTCAGATTGAACGAAATTAGTGGTTTGCAAACGCAAAGCGATATCAGCACTGGTCGAGATGATCTCTATATGGACAGCATTATGCGGGGGACTCTTGGTCAGGGTCGTTCTGATGCAGCATACGCGGCTTCTCTTTACAATCCATCTGATATATCTAACGCTCAAGATACTATTACTAGTCTTGAGGAATATTTAAGATTAAACCCCGGTAACCCACAGGCTGAAGCTCAGTTGGCGCAGGCAAAAGATCAATTGATTGAGGCTCAAACTTCTAAAGAAACATCAATAGCACTTCAAGACATTGCGCCATCCACAACACCTCGTCGTTCTGAGTTTCAAGTATTCGACGCAACAGTGGCGGACGTTGAAGCAGTTGATGCTGAAGATGCCACTGATGGCGGACCTAACTTAGTCATTCAAGACGAAGTAATTCCAACCTCTGAATCTGAGAAAAGAAGAGAAACCGCAGAAGATGGCGGGGGGATAACCTCATTAAACCCTGTAGTCTCTGATGATAAAGATTCAGGCGGATCAAGCACTTCGTCTGGTGGAGCATACGGCTCTATAGAATCTCGCATAGCCAAAATGCTTTCGGATCGTGAGAGCAGTGCCGAGGCTGATAAGTGGATGGCGCTGGCTCAAACAGGTATGGCCCTTATGGCTTCCAAGAGTCCAACATTCGGTGGTGCGCTGGGCGAGGCAGGTCTTGCAGGGGTTGGTGCTTTACAGAAGTCCCGCAAAGCGTATGACTCCGACATCATGAGCTTGCTTGGTATGCAGCAGAAGATACAATCAGCCAAGTCTTTGGATGCCTCTAGGGCAGCCAATTCAACTACTGGCGGCAGCAAGGCACTAAACACAATGATAGATAACGCTCAAGCGGAATTAAATAGTCTAATGACAGAGGCACGATCTTATAGAAGCGTTGTTCGGGGCGATCCCGGCCTTGGAACAGTTGACAGAGTAATAGAGCAAATACCGGAAAAATTGGTAGGTGATATTGATACAGCACGGGAGAGACTTGCTACGCTTCAAAGGATATCAATAGGCGGTGGCGGCGCTCAGTTCGACGCAACTCAATAAATTAGGAGTGCATTATGGGTATTGTATCCGTAAAAGGACCGCAGTTTGGACAGTTTTACAGCGTAAATATTTCGGGCGACACTCCAAGTCCTGAAGAGCAATCTCGTATAAATCAATTCGTAGGACAGCAAGAGGCTTTAATTGCTCAACGGGCAGAGGGTCGTTACGCGCCATCTCAACAAGATCAGGTGGAAGAGGCTGTAGAACCAGAACCGAAAGGTGGATTTGGTACAGCGGTTGGTCTTGGGTTTGATGCCCTTCAGAAAGCATACGGCTCAACTCTAGAGGGCATAGGCTCCATCTCTGGCCTGCAGGGTCTTCAAGACTTCGGTAGTTCTGTAGTAGAGACCAATGAACAGCAGATAGCAGAGAAGGCACAGGCGCTAACAAAGCGTGAAGAGATAGACACTGTTGGTGAGACTGCTTCTTTCTTTTTCGAGACACTTGGTCAGCAAGTACCACAGCTTGGTGTAAGTCTAGGTGGTGCGGCAGCAGGTGCCGCAGTTGCAGCGCCTATACCAATACCCGGTGCTAGGGTAGCGGGTGCCTTGATCGGTGGCTTTGCTGCGAACATTCCTTACTTCTATGGTGATAACCGTGAAGCGCAGAAAGAAGCAATTGATCGCGGCCTTCGCACAGAGATGAACGAAGGCACAGCCTTTCTGTCAGCGTTACCACAGGCGGCACTTGACTCTATTGTGGACAGGTTGCTGATCGGTAAAGTACTGAACCCAGCGGTCATTCGGTCTGGTGGTGTTTTCACCCGCGCTGCCAAAGGCGTGGGCGCAGGTACTGTCGCTGAAGTTCCTACAGAGATAGGCCAAGAGGTTATAAACAGATATCAAGCTGGCCTACCTATTGATGACGCCGAGGCCATGAAGGTCTATGAGGACGTTGCGATAGCTGCAGGTATTACTGGTGGTACTGTAAGAGGTACTACCAATGTAATAGGTGGAGACATACGCAAGGAGAAAGCGGCTCAGGAAGAACAGGAAAAGTTTGCGGAACTTCAGGAAGATTTTGAAGAAGAGAGTGCAAGAACTCAAGAAACCATAGCCAGAATAAACGAATCAGAGCTGCGTGAAAACGAAGACATTACTGTTGAACCCACAATAGAGGTGGAGCCACAGGAAATGTTGGCACTACCTGCGCCTAGTCCTGAAGAAAATGACAGGCTAACTCCTGAACAAGAGATAGTAACTTTAGGTAAAGCCGCTCGTGAAGCAACGCTACCCTTCAACTCAGTGCCTATGTCTGAGCTTCCTTTGGGAGAGCGCCAGATCATACAGAACACCCGCAAGATTCAAGGTCTGGATGAACAGCAACCTGCGTCACTTGATGAGATACGCCGTATCGTAGGTGAAGGGGCGGCAACCAGAGAAGCCACCAAACAGAAACCTGTGTCTGGCGGGACATCTAGGTTCCAACCTGTAGAGAATAAGACATTCACACAGGATCAATATGATCGTGCCGTGGAGGAGATAAAGTCTCGTAAGAAATACACTGAACCAGCTATACAGAAAGCAGTGAGGGATACGGGGGTTAAGAACGTATCGCGTCAAGTTGCCAAAGACATCCGAGATGAGATGGTCAACCGTGGCATCCTGAGAAGAACACAAAAGGGCTATGACATAGAGCCTGATGTAGAAGCTGTATCTGATGAGATCGCTTCCTACAGAAGTACTCTGTCCAATCTGAACAAAGATATATACGGCAATAGTTCAGTCAAGAGGAAGAAGGGCGAGTCAACTAATGATTTCGTTCAGCGCAAGACTGGCCTTGTCGGACTCAGTAAGAAGATTGATTTAGACGCTCGCCGCGCATTGGATCAAGAGAACGATAGAGCAAAGTTCTTGAGACTTACTACTGAAGCACAAGAGGTAAGGAATCAAATCTCTGAAGCACAGCAGGTCATAGCTGAAACAGAGGGTAGGATAAACAGCGGACCTCAGTCAGTTAATATCCCATCAACTGAAAAGCCAAGGAGCATATTGCCGTCTGAGGTTCAGCAAGCGGGGACTACTGAGGGTCAAATAGATGCATTGCGTCAGTCCATAAGCAACTATGATCGTGACATAAATTTACAGAAACAAAACTTAGCAAAGCTGAAGAAGCAGTCTAAGAAGGTGGCCCTTAACGAAGAGGTCAAAGGTCTCTTGTCTGAAATTGAATCGGACATAGAAACCAAAACGTATTTAAGAGATGCAGCTCAGGCAAGACTGACAGAGCCGTCCGCTCCAGTTCAAGTATCTTCTGAGCAATACTTGGCTAACAAGGCTCGTGAGATTGCAAACAGAGCGGTCAATACGACAAGAAAAGATTCGTTCGACGCCAAACGACAGCAAGTATTCAATGCATTGCGTAAGCGCCTGAACAATCTAAATCTTCCAGACGTTAAGCTGACTGCTGAAAGGTTGGTTGCCCCTGAACTTCTTCAGCAAGAAAACCCTGAACTTGCAGAAGGTGTGTTCGACTTCACGGCAGCCAACAAATTTCATAACACTCCTTCCAACAGGGTAATATCTCTGTCTATGGAGGTTGCTGACCCAAGTAAGTCAGCTCAAGAGCAGTTTGATATATTGAAGGGCGTCATGAACCATGAGGTTATCCACGCTCTTAAAAGTCTTGGACTGTTCTCTGATGCTGAGTGGTCATCTCTCACTGGTGCAGTCAAGCAGCGCAAGTATGTGCAAATAAAAAACGGCCAGCCAGTCGAAAGAAAGTATACTTACCTTGATCGTGCGACAGCAATGTATTCGGGCAAGTTAAATTATACTCCTGAATCTATAGAAGAAGAAGCTATAGCGGAGATGTTCCGTGATTATGCTGACGGTAAGATCAAGGTTATTGGTCGTCCCAAAACTCTGTTCGAGCGTATCAAGAACTTCTTCGGAGCTATCTTTAAGGCCAACCAAGATGTCGGCATCAACAGTGTCGAAGATATATTCAATGATGTGAAGAGCGGTAACATTGGCAAGCGTGATCGTTTGCCTGAACCTGATGCAGAAGTAACTGAAGATGTAAATAGAAAGTCAATAAGAAACTTTGACCCTAAGCTCCCTGTAGCGCCACAGGATGCGAGAGCGCATAAGTTGCCATACGAGCTGCTAATACAAGGCAACGGCTCTCCAGCGGTCCTCCCAATCACTCAGGCCTATACCCCAGCCAATTCCAACAGAAATAATAGTTCAATTGAACAAATCATTGCGAACAACCCAGACGCTATGATGTCAGTAGAGGGTTGGATGAAGGCAATGCAAGAAGGTTTGGGTGGTGATTACATCCCCGCCCCACCATTGGTTGCCATTAAGTACTCCCAAAACCCGCAGGCCATGGCAGACAAGCTGAATCAGCTAACGCCAGAACTGAAGAAGGGTGTTGATGAGGGATTTGAATTTGTTGACCAGATAAGAGGAATATACCAGAGCGGCGAGGCATCTCCTCGCATGACTATGGACTTGTTCGTATGGGGCATCCTCTCTAGAGGCGCTGGTCCGGTGCAGCAAGAGGGTGCATTCATTGACATCATAGACAGTGCCTACCCAATTCTTGAGAAAGCAACGCGCGAACCACTGACGGATGATGACGTTGACAGATGGATGACTACTGTTTCATCGGTAATCCCAGAGGGTTCACCGGGTAAACAAGTTACTATGAATGTAAATGCCGCAGCCAAACTGGTTAAGGCTATGTCTCAGTTGGTCGGTGACTCTAACCAAACAGTTATTGATGTCATTCATGAGGGCATGACTGATCCTAACGTATCTGCTTCTGATATTCGGGAAGCATTCTTGTCAGGCACTAAGAGTGCTGGGATAGACAACAAAGTTCTGTCGTTCATTCTATTGGTTGGTGGCAAGGACGATGTTCTTGTGATGGATCGTATTCAGGGTCGGCACTTGTGGGATGACGGAAGGTACGGCGGTGCCAATATATACGATGGCATTGGGCCAAACAAAGAAGGTCTTAATGGTATCTTCCGTGGGCCGAGAGGCATATTAACAACACGCCTTCTTGAAGATGGTATGAGGAAGAACGTACAAAAGGCTTACGAACTTGCTGGGCGTCCAGAGGATGCAAGTCTAGGGCGTTGGCACTGGGAAACATGGGTCATAGAGGGTGAGCAAGTTGTAAACCACGGCACCCTTCAGGCTATTATTAATGGGTCTCCTATCGGCACCTCCGTTACTGAGGGAAAGACTGATACATTCTCTTCAGGTATGACGTACATACGCGGACAGAACGCACCTGTTGTTCGGTATCCACTGTCTGATGGTGGGTTTGTCTACATGTCACCCACTAGAATGAAAGAGTTTGAAGCCTTTATAAAGAAGCCAAAGAATGGTATTATACCCAGAGACTTCAAGGTTACGGGTCGTGCTGACATACCTTGGTTTGAAAGAAAAGAAGTCAACCGAAATAAATTAGACGAAACGGCAAGGGAGTATGAAGATGCGAAGCCCAATGGATCAATTCTTAGGAGCGATGAGAGGACTGGAGAACTCCAAGACGCCTCTCAGCGGGGAAACTCTCCCATCGACAGGAGATACAGCCTTGGATTCCTCGCAGACCCAAGTTTCCAATCTGTTCCGTCAGGAAGTGGAAGAGGACGGGATTCGTCAGGGAGCCTTGCGCCTCTTGAAGGTGCGCCAACAGTCCAAGGCGCGACAGGCCCAGACGAAAAATTAGTAGCGGTAGCGGAGCAATATGCTCTTGATAACGGTATCGATCTAAGAAGACAGTCTGAGTTTGTTATTCCCAATGTAGACCTTGCGACACGCATAGCCCAAGCATACGAAGAGATGGAGAATGCACCTGAAGACCCAGTGGTCAGAGAGGCATACGAAAACTTAGTAAGCCAAACTATAGATCAGTATCGTGCGTTGGAGGATGCAGGGTATAGGTTCTGGTTTACTGACCTGAATATACCAGACAATGTGGAATACCTGTCCAGCCCCTTCAATGCGATGAGGGATATTCGTGCCAATAAGACTATGGGTGTATTCCCTACAGATGAGGGATATGGTTCAGGTGAGGTAGACACAGAAACATCATCCAACCCAATGATGATGGATACTGGAATAGAATGGCCGTCTGGATCGCTAGATGGACCAAAGAAAAAAGTTGTTGCAAACGATTTGTTCCGTGCAGTTCATGATGCTTTCGGTCACGGCCTTGAAGGGTCTGGCTTCCGAGCCACAGGGGAAGAGAATGCATGGCAAGCACATGTGCGTTTGTTTACTGGCTCTGCCGTTGCAGCGATAACATCAGAGACAAGAGGTCAGAATAGCTGGCTTAACTTCGGCCCATATGGTGAGCAAAACAGAGACGCTAAAATAGAAGACACTATCTTTGCCGATCAGAAGATAGGTCTGATGCCATCCTTTACATGGGAAGAAGGCAGGGCTGGTAGTGTTGAGGCTGCAGTAGATGAAGATACTGATCAAACATCCACTGCTGATGAGCTTCCCGCAGTAGATCGATCCGCTATAGAACAGCTTCTTTCTGGGCAAGACTTAACAACACAACGCAAATTCTCAGTCAGCCCATCCAATGCAGATCAATTAGTTGCAGCTCCTGTAAAGAATAAGAATGGTTCATCCTCTCCTGTGTTCGGGTCTATGATAGACAGTAGAGGCACAAGAATACCCATAGTTCTACCAGCGGGTGAGCATAGACGCATTGAACAACGTGAAGGTGCCACTGAAGTTGGGCGTGGCCTGTACCACATTCAGCAACGCGGTCATGATCGTGAGCTTCTTCGGTTCTCTAATGGCAAGTACAATGTACTGAACGCTATGTATGACCTATTGAAAAGATGGGACAAACAGGGAAATGAAGATGGGGAAAATGTAATAAGCTATCCGAGTCAGGGTGGGATTGTTCTTGAATGGAGGAATGATATTCCCTTCAAGGCTCCACCCATGAAGCTGGTATTGAAGCCACGCAAGCTGGGAAGCGGTTACATCTTTGATATACAAACATTCTTTCCTGATCTTGAGAAAAAAGATCGCGCCGTTGTGGATGGTCGCAGGCGTTATAGTGTTGCGCCGCCTCCATTAAACAACAGCACCATAGCAGGTCAGATAAATCAGAAGGAAGTGGACATAAATTATGCTCGTTCTTCTGACTTCATAGCTAAAGGTCTTGGTAGAATTGTAGGCAAGGATAAGGCTCAAGCTCAAGCGGACAGCATATTAACCAAGTTCCAAGACTCTATGCTTCCTGTAGGTAGGATGATCCAAGAGCTGAAGGCGAAGGGTCTTACCATCGTTGATGCTATGGACACTTATCTGAAGGAAGAGTTGTATCATGGCATCGTCGGTAACGAGGTAGATAAAAGAGAGAAGACAATCTACCAGACTGCTCGTGAAGCTCTGAAGAATTTGAACATTACCAAGGATCAAGTGAATAACCTTCGTTCTGTATCTGATGCAGCATCAGAGAGTGGTAGAGGATTTATAAGTCAAGCTATTGAAACTTCAGGTAGTGATCGCCAAACAATAGGTGACGCATATCTTTACGCCAAGCATGCGAAGGAACGCAACGCATACGTCAGGTCTATAAACCCAGACAATAACAGTGGCTCTGGAATGAGCGATGCTGAAGCAGACGCAATCCTTATTTGGTTCTCTCGTTTGGACAACCAGAATAGTGCGGCTCTTGGTGCCTTGGATCGTGCGGTAAGAAATGTAGTCAGGGATACCAACAACACTCGTACTCAAGGTGGTCTAATACCTGCTGAGTTTAATCAAGTAGAACTTGAAGACGGCACTGTAGTACAGAAGTCAAACTACAATTCTTATGTACCATTGAGGGGTAAGATTGATCCCGACAATGAGACCACCGATCCTAGCCGCCCTAGCATGGGCGCTCCATTCGGTGCCAGAGGACGAGAAGATAGGCGTGTCACAGGTCGATACGACTACGCAACAGACATCTTGGCTACAACACTAACCCAGAACATGGGTGCCGTTGCACGAAGTGAGCGCAATAAGGTTGGTCAATCATTCCTAGAACTGCTACGTTCAGACCCCACTGTAACAAAAGAGTTTGGTACTATACTGAAAGCTCTACCAAAGACTGAACAGCTAAGGGGTGGGAAAGTTGTTAGGGCTACAGATCAAAGAGCGTATCTGGACCCCTTCATATTCACAGTCAAAGAGAATGGACAGGATGTATATGTTAGACTTGAAGATGAAAGAATAGCTAAAGCTCTGAAGGGTGATGTCGGGTTGGGTTCCTCACCCCTTGCTGGTGTTGTTCGTGCTATGGGCAAGGTCAACAGATACTTGTCCAGCATTAATACATCATACAACCCTGAGTTCTTTGTGACCAACTTGTTGCGAGACCTTCAAACCGCTGGTGTGAACATCAACCAGTATGATGAGAAGGCAATGACTACTGAGATTATGAAGGGTGTTGCTGGGGCGCTTAAAGGAATAAAGCGTTCAATCATAAACAATGATGACTCTTCCGACTGGTCAAAGTACTACAAAGATTTTGTTGAGGCTGGTGGTCAAAACGCTACGAACCAGATGACTACAATCGCAGATCAAATGGAGAATATCCAAGGGTTACTTGGTGATATATCTGATCAGGGAGTCAGGGGTAAATGGAACTCTGTAAAGAATAGCTTTATAGGTAAGAAGGCTGGATCGTTACTAAGCACTATTGAGAACTACAACACAGTCATTGAGAACGGCATTCGTGTTTCTACTTACAAGGCTATGCTGGATCGTGGCTTCTCCAGAGAACGCGCAGCGCAAGCGGCTCGTAATGTTACAGTGAACTTTGCCAAGGGCGGTGAATACAAGACGTTCATGAACGCATTTTACCTGTTCTACAATGCGTCTCTACAAGGTTCATTTGCACTTTTAAATGCAGCCCTGAAGTCGAAGAAGGTTCAAAAGATTTGGGCAGGCACCATAGCAGCAGGCTTCCTTCAGGACCAGTTGAACGGAATGCTGTCTGACGAGGATGAAGATGGCCGTCTTGTTTATGATAAGATACAACCGTACATTCTTGAACATAACTTAATTCTGCCTGATCCATTCGGCTTCACGGAGAGATCATACATAGCGATACCTATGCCGTATGGCTTGAACATGGCTCACAACATAGGTCGTGCCACCAGTCAAACCGCTCGTGGCGGAACCTCCGCTGGGAAAGCTACGTCTTCTATCGTGGGAACTATCGTAGATGTAATCAATCCGATTGGCGGGACAGAGAGCTTCACTAATTTTGCGGCTCCTACAATCCTAGACCCATTCATTGATGTTATAGAGAACGAAGATTACGCGAAGAAGCCTGTCTACAAAGAGGCTGCTTTCAATGACCGGGGTCCAGACAGTCAAAGGTATTGGTCAACAACAAACCCATCTGCAATATGGGTAACAAACATGCTGAACAATCTTACTGGTGGCACACCTGACACGAAGGGATTCGTAGATGTATCACCAGATGTGATGAACTTCTGGCTTGAGTATGCAACAGGTGGTGTTGGTAGGTTTGTCCAGCGTACTGCCGAGTTACCAGTTCGAGTGTATGAAGAGGGACTCGATGAAGATATATTCCGAGAGATTCCGTTTGTCAGAAAGATAATAGGAAGCGTTTCTAGTCGTGAAGACTATGGCAATTACATTGAGAAGAGAGACAAGGTTCTTGTCGCAGGTGATGAGATTAAAGGCGCTCTATCATCTGGAGATACTGAGCGGTTACAAAAAGCCAGACAGAGATACTCAGAAGAAATTAAATACCTACCAAGGATAAGGGCTATTGATAACGCTTTAAGGAAAGTAAGTGGTCAGATGAACTCTGTAAGGGGCAATATGAGAATGCCAGACGATCAAAAGAAACTTATTCTTGACAGGCTAGACGAGCGCAAACAGTTTCTTATTGGAAGTGCCAACAAGATTTTAGCAGGGTTTTAATAAAGTTCAGTTGAACTTTTGTAGCCTTCTCTGGGTGGAGTATGACCATAGCTTTTCTAATGGGCTTAGATCAATCTGATCCATAACTGATCCCATTCCGTGGCCCAAGTCCATTTGCCTGCTGTCTTTCTTGAACCTGTCCCTAGAGCAGTACCCTGATACATTGTAAGTATCTTCATCCTCTTGGCACACAAGGACTGCGCAGTTTGCCTTGAAGGCATTAATGTCTTTGAAGAGGAGGCGACCATCTGGATAGAATGTAGACTTAACGTCTATAGATATATCACCGAGCCACATATCTTCACCACTATCAACGCCAAGCTGGAAAGGATTGTGATCTATGTCGAATACCTTTGCCACACTAAGCTCTGCCTTGATGCCTATAAGATCAAGATCATTATCGTTTCGCCCCTGATCTCTTCTCTGATTGACAACTCCAGACGCCCTAGCTAACTGCCAGCGAAACGTAGCCGCTTGTTTACAAACAGATATCTCTCTAGGAGACAAGCGAACTCTCATGATTCTCCATCACTTTTCTTTTCTATCCATTCCAAGATTTCACTTCTCTTCCACCGTTTCATTCTGACGCCCAAGTTAATTCCTTCTGGGAAGTCTTCTGTTTTGCTTATGAACCTGTAGGTAGACCGTAAGCTCATCGACAGCATCTTTGCTATCTCGCTTACCTTCATTAGTTTTTCTTCCATTCTTTGAACCCCTCTCTTAATTCTTCAAACTTGTTTACTGCATCAGGGTTATCCCTAAACTCCGATCTCGACTTAATACCGCAATGGGTTCTGACGGCACTAACTGCTTCGTTCTCTTGATTAAATACATCCGTCTTCTTAGTCATGCCCATGCTGTACAGATAATCATGGAAGTCATTATTGCGGCATAGTAAACCTGCCGATGCAATCAATCTCTCAACATTCACCGCTCCCTCTCGCGGCTCCGGTTCGTCCTGATCGTTGAGCCTCACCATGGCAACCATGTACCTAGTGCCAACCCAGTCAGTGTGAAGTTCTTGAGGGCAATCATTTGGATGCACATTGAGGCGCAGCATGATGCCATTCTTGTCCTGAGACATTGACACCTTCACCGCCTCAAAGCCTATGGCTGCGTCTTTAATGCTACTCATCTTCGTCCTCCCTTAAAAAGTTTATAGGATTAAAAAACATAAGCTCTTCTGGTTTCACTTCTCTTTTTTTGCCACTACAGTGCTTGCAGTATTCCCCACCTACAGCTCCACATTTGCGACAATTCTCATTTAACTTTCTTAAATTTGGAGATGTCATCTTTCACTCCTATGAAAAACTTTTCTTCCGATGTATCTTTTATCGGGTGCCACATCATCACTGTTGAAGTGCAACTGAGCTGCCTGCAGTCTGTCAACATGGCTCTTTGTCTTGTCTTTCTTGTGACCACAGGTCTGTAAGGGCTTCGCACCACATGCGGGGCATTCAACCTGCTGAACCATTTCTCTAGTCACTGTCACCATTGTATCTATCCCAATTTACTTTTGCCCAATTGACAGGGTCTATTCCTATCAAGTCCCACCAAGTCTTCTCGTCACCGTATCGATGCAGTTCTGAATGGCAGTCGCGGCACAGAGGCACAGCCCAGTTATCTCCCGATCTCATACCTGTTCCATGTTCCCCAACATAAAGCAGGTGGTGTGCTTCCGCGCCGCGCCTACACACTAAGCAAGGTTCCCCTCGCAAAGTATTCAGGTACGCTTCATTCCGAATGTTCTTATGTTTCGGAATGAGCATGTTGTTATTCGGATATTACTTTTACATGAACTTCGCCCTGTATATCCCACAACTTAGCAATATTATCTGCAAGGTCTTTATTTGGTTTCTTGATGGTTACAGTGAGTTCACCTTCGTGGTCATCCATTTTTGAAATCAACCAATGATAGCTTTCATGTATACAAGAATAGACCTTCATCATGCGTTCCACTCTCCAAGTTTCCTTCTCGTGTGAGAAAGAAAAAATAACTGAACCTGCGTTATTTTGCATAGTATTTCTCCTATTTTAGAAAGGGATTTCATCGTCCAAGTCAGCGGACGGGGGGTTACCACTAGGCGTTTGCTGATACCCAGCGCCTTCTGTCTGACGCTCCCTCATAATGCTACCTCTAAGAGATAGGAAGGGACGCCCAGTCTTACCTGTCTTCCTCCAGCCAACCAAGTTGGCCTTTGGTTGCTCCACTCCCTCATCTATCTGCGCCATGAGGTCACGAATAACCTCTGGTTCTAGCTCTATGTTGCCAGTGTAGTCTGGCTGAGTTGGTTTTTCTTTCCTGTCATTCTGGAACAGGATACCTGATGCCGGATATTGAGCCATTACTTCTTCTCCTTCTGAAGTTTGATTTTCTTTTCTGAAATGCAATCGATTACCTTATCGTAATCAGCGGTTGCTTCGGTCTTCGCTAGGCCAAACATAGCTTGGTTGGCAACGTAGAATTTTTTCAACATGTCCTCACTCCGAGCGGAGCCGATCCATGAGCATGCGACATCTGACCAAGTGTCCCACTCAGACACGGCACGAGGCTCACGGTCTCCATCCTTGTAGGCAAATGTGTTTACCATCTTACCAAGGATAGGTTTGTCAGCCGCTGTGGGGGCCGGTACAGGAGCCTTTTGCTTCACCACTGGTTCTGGCTTAGGCTTTTCCTTTACCTCTTCCTGCCGGGCCTCTCCTTCGCTCTGAGGTAGGTCTTCACCCGCATAGATGTAATGACCCAAACCGTGATAGCTAATTGCCTTAGCCAACCCACGCTGAAACGCCGTGTTAATTGAGAAGGCATCTGGGTTTTGGATTGCCTTGTTGCGGTAGTCCAGCACAGGGAATAGTTCCGTTGCACTAATCCCATCAACATCAACCGTCACTTGAACGAATGAGTACCCAGCATCATCCCTTATGCAGGGTGAGCCATCAGGCTGTATGTGTTTGGTAAATGTTGCCTCTGGATAGTGGCTCTTCAATACACCCCAAGCCCATGCCCATGACAGGTATGTCAGCCCGTTCTTCTTTTCTGTGTGATCATTAACATTGATCGCTGATAGTGTCTTCCATACAGACATTATGTTCTCCATCCTTTAAATTGCTCACAGAACTCTGCGACATTGCAGTAGTTCCCTTCACACCGGGTCTTATCGCCCTTGCGAAATTCTATCTCCAGTTTCTTATCGCTGGACGCAACGTGTTCATTGGCGTCTTCTTCGCTATCCCATAGCTTCAACGCTCTCTTCTTTCCCTTCTCCTTCACGGCCCATTGGTTGGGCTTTGCCCATTGATCTCCGTCAGAACAAAGGGGAACCTTGTCATACAAATCGTAGTCCATCTGAGCGGACTGATGTACGTCGATACGATCATAGATATAATCTTCGCGTTCCTTCTCGCTCCAAAGGGGAAGTTCCACAATTACGATTGGTGACTGGGGATACTCTTTGTCAAATTGCGCACGGCGTCTCTGCCAGTCTCTGAGTATCGCACAGATGCGCAGCTTGCTAACTTTCTTCTGTCGGTTGGCACCAGCTAATGAGTTCTCTACCAGCCAAGCATAGCAATTCTGCTGACGTTCCCACTCAACCTTGCCAAGGATGACAGACCAAGCAGAGGTAACTTTGTAATCCGTAATTTGAACGGTGCCATCAGGTAAAACCTCTTGATGATCGAGCGCCCCAGACAGGGTCCAGTTAGCAATCTCTGCGTACAGTCGCTCTTCGACTTGGACATTCGCAGGATCGTCGGCGCTCTCCAAAACATGATGGACAGCCGTGCCAAACAAAGCCCAGATCATATCAACTACATCGGTCTCGATCTCTTCGTCATGCAGGTCTTTCATCAACCTGATACGAGGACCATCGATCAATGTCGTGACACTGATGTCTGCCTTGCCTCGTGAGTATTTATCATCTCTGGCAAAGTTTAAGAACGCATCCGGCAGGTTGTGATTGTTTGTAATTTTCATTGTTTTCTCCACTGTTTTGATGTTAGATCATAGGCAGAATGTAAAGTCAAATAGAATGTTTAAGGGTCAATATGAGTCATTTCGACATAACATTTACGGCTCTTGGAGAGCCAGCTTCTAAGGCTAACTCTAGGAAAATGGTTACTATTCGTGGGCGTCCAGCACTCATCAAATCTCAGAAGGCTAGGGATTACGTTAAGCAGTTTGAGCTGCAATGCCCCCAGCTAGAAGTGCCAACGACTGAAGATGTTCAGGTTGAGATGATGATCTACTACGCCAGCCGTAGGCCTGATCTGGATGAGAGCTTGATCCTAGATTGCATGCAGTGCCGCATCTATAAAAATGATCGTCAGGTGAAGCAGAAATTTATATACTGGGGACTGGACCGGGAGAACCCAAGAACAATAATTCGTGTCCGCTCATGTGATGTAAAAGATATTCCAGACTACCTTGTTATCGGTAGAGTATAGGTAGTCGATAAATTATAACGGTAGAGTATATTATAATATAATATATTAGGCGGGAAAAATATGACCCGTTGACTGGTGCCGTTTTTGTCTCGTATGATCGCCGGATCAGAGTAGGAGAATAGCCGTGCAAATCGAACAACAAGTTCGTGGCGAGGCTTACAGATTAGGGCAAGGACAACACAAAATAAAATGCCCAAGCTGTAGCCATGGCCGCAAAAACAAACACGATAAAACGCTTTCTCTCCGCATAGAACAAGACAAGATACTTTTTAACTGCTGGCACTGTGATCAGGAGGGAATTGTACCTATGCGGGAGAAGTTGCCAGAGACTAGGAAAGTGGAGCCAATGTCCGTAGCAAAGAACGTAAACAAGATGCCTCTATCAGGAGCTGCATTAGCTTGGTTAGCTAGCCGTGGTATCAGTGAAGCCACGGCCTTAAAGGCTGGATTAGTATCAACCAAATCATGGATGCAGCCTGTCGGGAAAGAGACAGAGAGCATCATGTTCCCTTACACAAACAAGGGACAAGAGTACGCATACAAAGTCAGATCGATTGAAACCAAAGCATTCATCTGCAACGGTGCGCCTCAAACCTTCTTCAACATTGAAGCGGTTCAACGCAACGACGATCTCATAATTTGTGAGGGGGAGATGGACGCGCTGGCCTACATGGAAACAGGATACGAGAGTGTAGTATCCATACCAAATGGTGCAGTAAACAAAATTACTAACGGGGCCATCGACCCTAAAGATGATAACAAATTCAAGTTCTTATGGGCTGCTGAGAAGAAAATAAAGTCGGCAGCTCGTGTGATAGTGGCACTCGACAATGACGAGGCGGGTCAGGCTACATCAGAGGAAATCGCTAGGCGCATAGGTAAAGACAGATGCTTCAAGGTTGAGTACCCAGAAGGGTGCAAGGATGCCAACGATGTGTTGATGAAGCACGGTAAGGAAGCTGTTGATGAAATCATCGTAGGTGCAAAGGCATGGCCTATCGCTGGTCTGTTTGATGCGTCCCATTTCTATGAAGAGATAGATGACATATACGAAAAAGGTATGGGCCGTGGCGAGAGTACTGGGTACGATAACGTCGATGAATTATACACGATTGTTACAGGCCAGTTGACAGTTGTTACAGGACATCCATCATCAGGTAAGTCAGAGTTCATAGATCAGATCATGGTGAACATGGCACAAAATATTGGATGGAAGTTTGCAATCTGCTCATTTGAAAATGAGCCACGCATCCACATCGCAAAGTTGATAAGCAAGTATACGCGCAAGCCATTCTTTAAAGGTGCAACAGAAAGGATGACTGAAGACGAGCTGACTGTCGGTAAGGATTTTGTTCAATCGCACTTTTCTTTTCTTTACCAAGCGGACGGATCGCTATCCTCTGTTGAAAGCATCATCGAAAGGTTGCGGGTTGCTGTAATGCGGCATGGTATCAGGGGTGCCATCATAGACCCATACAACTACATCCAAAAGAATGGAGACATAAGCGAGACCGACTGGATATCAGAAGTCCTGACTAGGCTTCGTGTGTTCGCTCAGTCCCATGGCATACACCTTTGGTTCGTTGCTCACCCCACCAAGATGATGCGGGATCACACTGGCAAGGTGCCAGCACCAAAGGGGTATGACATATCAGGGAGTGCGGCTTGGTTCGCAAAGGCTGACGTTGGACTAACGGTTCACAGACCAAACCCATCAGGTTCTAGGGTGTCTGAGGTTCATGTGTGGAAGTGTCGGTTCTCTTGGATAGGCAAGCAAGGCGATACCAACCTTGAGTTTGATGTGCCGACATCGACCTATAAGAAGTATGTCCCTGACCCCATACTGGACGCACCAACCCCATACACTGAAGTGGATGATGATTATCCATTCTAATGTTGACGGCTATTTGTGGTGGTGCTACATGTTGTGTCAGTACATTGATCCGCTTCTATATGTTCTCCTTTGTGTGTGACTTCTTTGAATGTTAGAAGGCAATGTTCTCCACTCTGAACTTCAGGCCACCTTCGGGTGGCCTTTTTTCTAATGAACAGTATTGCCCCCATCCATATTGAATACGTCCTTGAGTGTTTCACCAGTCGTGTGAGATATTATATCCCACTCACTTTGTAGGTTGTATGCGAGAACGATGTTTGTGATTAACGCGGTAACCTCTTGAGGGGATGCCTGTTCAGGCATGTACGATAAGATTTTTAGTATCTCTTCAAAACTTAATACATCATCCATGCTTGAACCCACATCGTTTTTTAGATCACTCAATTCATCAGCTCCCTCATTACGGTATCCTTTATCCTTCTGCGTAGCAAACTCTCGCAGCGGGAGAATTCTTTTTGATAGGATAGTACAGCATCATCTGAGGTTTTGTACCTCATTACCCAGCCAGCTTCGATATCTGGTTTCTTGTCTTTGATCTTGAGTGCGACCACTGACCAAGCCCTGATGCCGTCATCGTTAATGCGAGACAGTCTGCGCTCCTGAGAGTTCATGATGAACCTCATGCCATCACCAGCCTTAACTCGTGAGATACCTTTATCATGAACCTTCTTTACCCATGTGGCTGGTAGGTGAACATCAACATCTGACATGTAAGACCTTTGTAGATTGGCGGATACCCCACCGCTAAGGCTTGATGTGACATACCAAGAAAAGGATGGGAACGCGCACTTCAACTCTGTTGATGCGTACAAATCTGTCGCTTCCATGGCTTTATCTATGACAGTCTTTTGTATGTTGCGGGACTTCATTTTTAATTTGATGGAATGCAAGGAAATAAATAAACCACCAGCGTACTTAGCAGCCGATCTCATTTGACTTTCTGATAGAATTTTTAGTCCGAATGGCGCGCCTTCATAGTCAAAATTCTTCCATTGATACTGATGAGGATTTTCTGATATCTTTTTTATCTCCTCGACCGAGAAGCCGTTAATCGTCAGGAATACTTTTATGTTTGCTTTGAGTTGCTTTATTCTAAGGTAGTTTCTTAATTGTGCTTCCATGTTCTTCACTCCTTTTTTATTTTCTAGTGGCAAGTTCTCCACCACAACTGTAGTAACCACATCCATC